TTTAGCAAGTGTTTGCGCTGTGTTACGTTGTTTATTTTTTGGTATTTGAAAATTTATAGCCATCTTTTATTTTGTTGCCATCAATTGAAAATCGTTTACTGCCCCTATCATTGCTTTTATTACTTCTGCTTTAATTGTACTTGAACTATCCTTTAAATTGTTAGTATTAAATTCTAATGTTTCAATCAATTTATCAATACTAATATTAAAATTTTGCGCTCCCCTTGCTTCTACTGTTGTGCTTGAAGTACCTGTTTTATTAGTGCTTCCATTTGCGCCTGTATTGCTTTCTAATCCTGTTGGTTTTGATACTTCGCCTTTCTTTTGAGCAAGTGAAATTAAACCATTAACAGCTTCTATTGTTTGTTTTATTGATGCTTTGCGTGTTTTTTCTTGATACGCATCCGTAATATCTAATTCACGGTTCGTGCTTTCATCAATTAAATCTTCATAAAGTTTTTGTTTTAACTTGAATTGCTTATAAAGCGTATCTGCTCCTTTTAATTGGTCTTGCAATTCTTTTTCAAATGGCATAAATTGTGCATCAGAACCTTTTGCCAAACCTCCCGAAAGAAAGCTACTCATTGAATCCATTATAGATACAAATCTACCTTTTACACGACCTCCGAACTTTTCCTGCGCTTCCTCAAATCTATTCATTTGAGCAATATTTTCAGAAACACCATTTACAATGCTATTAAAAAACGATACAGTACCGCTAATAATACCTGTTTGCGATTTACCTATGTTTACTTTTAATTGCTCCCAATTATCGCCCAATGCGCTTATTTGACCGCCAACAGTTGCAGTTTGTTGTTTCATCATATCGAAGAACATACCACCCTCCGCTGTCATTGATTGAAATGCTTTTTCAACTTCGGGAAAACCAACTTTACCTGCTGTAACAAGTTCAGATACTTTTTCCTTAGTTACTCCCATTTGTTTTGCAAGTTGTTCAACTACTGGAATACCACGTTGTTGAAACTGCAAAATATCACGTTGGTACGCTCTACCTTGTGTTTTTAAAGTACCGTACAAATACGCAATATCTTGAAATGGTATTTTTAAAGCACTCGCAACATCTCCTAACATGGAAATATTTTTTGTTACTTCTCCACCTGCAAAACCGTATGCTAATAATTGTTTTGTTGCATCTTGAATCTCTACTAAACTAAAAGGAGTTTTAGCAGCGAGTGATACCAATTGACCTTCCAACGCTTTAGCAGCTAAAGCATCACCTTTCATCAATGTACGCAATGAAGCACTAAAGTATTCGTAGTTAACCAATGAATCTTTGATAGCTGTTCCGAATGATACAATACTAGCAATACCAACACCAATGCCTAAAGCACCACCCAAACTACTTAAAGAGCTTTGTGTTTTTGAAACTACGTTGTTAAGCCTTTCAGTCGATGAAACAGCCTTGTTTATTTTTGGAGTAAATAAATCCTTTAGACTTAACGAATATTCAACACCTGTATTACTCATTCTTTTTCTTGTATTGTACCGTTAAACTTTAATACATAAATGATTTGCTCATAATAATCGCACCATTCTGTATCGCTTAAATCGTTTGGGTTTACTTTAAAATAAAAGCGGATAAGTGCATTCTTACGTGCCACCTCATCCGCTTCTAATTGTTTTTTCGCTTGCTCTAGTTTTTTTTTAAAGAGCTTTCTTTAACGTAAAGTAATTCACGGAGCTTCACTTCTGCAGAACGTAAAGCATCAAAATTATCTGTAATTTTTTCTACCTTATCGCCACCTATCCAAAGTGATTTTAGCATACTTTCAATGCCTAACATCTCATCCTTTTGAATCATTTTAGAAACACTTGCGTAAATCAATCTATCTACTTTTTTAAGGTAAACAGTTGCATATTCTGTTTCTTCATCATTTGTTGGAACAACAAGCGTGTACACCGTACCGTACTTCGCTTTTAATTTTTCTAATTCTTCACTCATTTTGCTTTGTTTTTAATTGTTTATTTTATTGCCATTCGATATGTGAAACCACTAAATCTAATTCAACAGGTATAGAAGTATCGCCAGTAGCGGAACTAATTTTGTTGTTTTTGAATCTGCAATTTCTAATCTTGTGAGCTACTGGTATTAATGAAGCATCCGTAAATGTTACAATAATATCAAATTCAGGAATATCATAGATACGACCTGTTGGAGCTACTGAAACAATGTTGTTTACCTCTTCCATCAACATTGTAATTTTAGCGTTTGTTTGAACACGTCCAACACCTCTACTTACTGGAAATCTACCAGTAGCGTAAATGTTTTCAGTTTCAGAATCTTCGCCATATTCAATGGATGTAATTCCAACAATAGGCACACCCAATACAACACAGGTAATATCTGCAAATTCGTAACTTTTACCGTTAATCAACGGAATTAATGATGTTGCCATTTTATACTGATTTTACAAATCCAACGTTAACTTTAATTATCCTTGCTACTCCTAAAGGAACGTTTTGCAACGTTAATTCAATTGTAGAGGTAGCTAATACGTCTTGATTCGGGTTAATAATAACTTTGTGTGCTGATAGCTCGTTTGATGCTTCCATTGCTTCCAATGGTGCATTTGCAAGTGTTTCAAAATATGAAATAGTTGCCTGTGTCAAAGTTCCATCCGCATTTACTTTAATTGGACTGCTTAACGCTGGTAGCATATTAGCTCTAACAACACGTGTAATTTTTTGATAAACACGATTGTTTTCAATAGTCGAATAGTCGCTTGTAGCTGTTACAACTGTTGTTGAATTACTCCAATATGAACCATCAATACTAACATGGTTCAATAAAAACAAATAGCCATAAGTATTTAGCGTTTCAAGTTGTGAATTGCTAATAGCGGTAAACAATTGACCATTTGCAAAAGCAATAGTAGCCAACTCTGTATTATCCATTTTGAATTTTTGAATCCATGCTATTGATTCATTTACAGAAGCAAATGAAACAGCACCTAACATAGCACCAACGCATCCAATAGATTTACCAGTAGCTTTATAAAGAAAATATCCTTTAGCATATCCATCCTGTGCAATGCTTACGCTTACATTTGGAGCGGTTAAAGTTGTGATGTTAGCCAATGAAGCAATAGAAGCTGTACCACTTATTTCAGCACCGTAAAGTATCTGAATAGGCTTGTAAACTGCTTCATTTGCTGTTGCAATAGCTTGTAATGCTGTTGGATGTAAAGAGGTCCATGCAACATTATTTTGATAAACAGAAAACTGTTTAATTGAACCTGCTGAAAAATTAACCATTGTAGTCATATCAGCAAAAGCATAGGTGCTTTCTTGTACATACAAACCAACATACAACTCTCCTTTAGGTTGTATTCTAAAATACTCACTAATGTGGTAATAAAGAATGTCAATGTAAGAAGCAACACCCGATACAACGTTTTGTACTAGTGTCCCTGCTAAAGTTCCTACAATAGTAGCAACATAAGGAGTACCACTATTTAAGAATATACCTTGATTAGCTGGTGCAACAATAGTTACAACTCCTAAAGCGTTTGAAGCTGTAAAGCCATGTGTTTGAGTTCCTGCATTTATTTCTAAGCTTATTCTATCCGCTGTTGTAGTTACACTTGTATCATCTCCTGTAACAGCTGTAAAACTGCATAAGCTTACTGGAGTGCCTAATTTAGCACCCTCAATAGTGTTGCAAGTTAAAGCAAATGTATCGCCTACAACTGCTTTAGTAGTTACAGTAAAAGTAGCAGTTGATTGAGTAGCGCCCAATGAAGCATCTGTAATACCTAATGCAACAGCATCAGCAACTGAAAATATTTTTTTGATTCTATCACTCGTAGTAAATCCTGTTGGAAGTGTTCTACCGCTTGGATAGTAGTGAATCATTCCGCTCACATAGTCTGTACCTGCTAAGGGTTTACCTAGACCGCTTGTAGATTGAACGAAATTTATATTTGGTAAAGCCATTTGAGTAGTATTATAAACCCCTCCCTACGATAATAGGGAGGAGTTCTAGTTTTGTTAATCAGTTACTATACGTGTGCTTGTACTAAAGCTACAACACCTTTAAGGTCTGTACGCAATTTAGCAGAACCCAACATTACTTCCATGTTGAAGATAGAACCCAAATATTCAGGTTTTCCGTTTCCGTTTGAACCGCTATCATACATTGGGCTCATAGAACCTAAAGCTCTAGAAACGTATGCTGGATGCCAAGCGATACAAGCAAGGTTATCAGCAGCTGCACCAGTATAATAACCAGCAGTTAATGCTTTAATAACTGGAGTTGCTGTGTTATCATAGATAGCTGATGTAGGGCGAACCATAATATCAAAGCCAAATAATTGAGCAACAACACCACTTGCAAGAGCGTTTACTTGAAAACCATTGTAAGAAGCTCTTACGATTTCAGAAATTGTGAACAATTCCCAAAACATATCTGCATTCATTAACAATTTACGTCCTTTGCTTGGAACGTTATCTTTGTCAAGTTTTTTAGCAAGGTTTGCAATATCAACTAGAGTTACTAACTTTCTTGCACCTGTTGCACTTGGAGCTAATGAACCACCAGTAGCACCAGTAGTACGTACAATGTTAGCACTTCCACTTGCAGACCATGTATTAGCAACAACGTTACCAATTACCTCTGTTAGTGTTGACATTTGTTGACCAATAACCGATTGACGTTTATCGTAAGACACTTGCAACTCGTCAAGGTTTGAAATCAATGTAGGAGTTAAGGCATATTGATTCAAAGAATAAGTTAAATCAGTATCTACTCTTTGACCGATAGCCAAAGGAAAAGATGAAGGATTAACCAACGCTGTTGGATTTGCTCCTGATTGTGGAACGTGTACAGTTCCAAAAGCAATATATGCTGAATGGTCTGTTGAATACGGTAAAAAATCTGCATTTTGGTTTAGTGCGTTTTGCACATCTTGTACCCAAATTTCTTTAATTAAAGCCATGTTATTTTAGTTTTTCTTTTTTTAGTTATTAATCAATTTGAATTTTTGCACCTGATGGCAAGAAAATAGTACCATCATACCAAAATGATTGACACCATGTTTTACCAGCTACACCAGTAACTACTGGAGCATCAATACCAGTACCGAAAGTAAATGTTTCAGTAGCAGTTGTTTTTACTTTTAAATGCAACTTAGCACCTGCTTTTAATTCACTGCCAAGAGTTAAGTCTAACGTTGCATTACCAGTTAATGTTGGTAAAGAAGCAACGTATGTTTCTTGATTATCTATTGTTACAGCTGTTGTACCTGTTGCTTCAATAGCAATAGTGTCAGCGACACCAAAAGGGGAATTGATTTCCATTTTATTTTAGATTTTAGATTTTATTGTTGTGTTAATTGTTGTTATTAATCTTGCAAATTCAACAGGGTTACTGTTTTGAATTTCTGAAAGTCCTTTAGGGTCTTTACGTTCCCAATCTGAATAAGTCCAGTTTGATTTTTCGTCTTTAGCATCTACCACTTTAGCAGCTTCAAGTACATTAACAAAAGCTGGTGTTGTTTTTAATGAATCAAAAAGGTTTTTTAAATCTGTTGATTTCATTGGGCTTTTATTCCATATTTCTTTAGCTTCGGCAACTATTTTACCATCCTTTACAGCATTTTCAATAACAGCTTCCTTTTCTGATACTTCTTTTGCTAATTCAGCATCTTCATACACTTTCAATTTAGCTTTTAAGGATTCGTTTTCAGCTTCAATCAAATCTTTGGCTGATAAAACACGTATATTTTCCAGTTGCAATTCTTCTACTTTCTCAACAATAGCTTCTTCTGATGCTTCGTTTGAAAGTTTTAAAAGGTTTGTTAGTTTTAACATTGGTTTTTTATTTATGAATTTATTGTAAAATTGGTAAAGCTCCTTTTTAGAGAGCATTTGAGGTCTTTTATTATCTGTTGTTACTATTGAATCAACTAATCCAAAACTCATACATTCATCTGCTGACATCCAAGTTTCTTTACTCATCAACTCTTTGCACTTTTCAATAGTGAAATTTGTTGTACGTTCAAATATTTTAGCTAGTGAGTTAGAAATAAGCTCCAATACCTGTTCATTTGTTCCACCACTTGCATCGTGCATCATAAATGTTGCATAATCTGCCATTTTGCGAGTGTTTCCACACATCAAAACAACACCTGCAATGCTATACGCCATTCCACTATTCCAAGTTGTTACTGGTATCTTCGAATCCAATATTGCGGAACAAATAGAAAGACCATCATTTACAGAACCACCGTAAGAATTGATTTTAACATCAATGTTTTTTAATTCGGGGTATTGCTCGTTTAAAAAATGAATTTCATTCGCTACCAAAGAACCATCAATTCCATATCCCATTTCATTATCATAACCAAAATGCTTGTACAGCAAAATAGTTGCGTTTTGATTTGATATGTTGGTAAATTGTAGTTTCACAAATACAAAATTAAATATGAAAATATTTTTAGTTATTTTTTTGTAACAACAATATTTTAATTATATTTGACAAACAATAAAAGCTATGCCAAAACGCCCTACAAAAGAAGACTACGATAAAAAACAGTTACTACCAATAGCTAGAGTAACAACGTTTTTAAGAGGAAGCACAAAAAACAAATTCTTTGAAGAAATAAAACGTACAGGATGTACCGAAGCTTGTTTGGCTAGTGAAATAATTATAAAGTATTATAAAAAATAAGGATAGCCTTACGGGGCTACCCTCTACCAAACGCTGAAACAAAGCACGTAAAAAGCGAGTGGTTATGTTAATGCTATTGTAATTGTAAAGTCAAATTGATACGTAGTAAGTACACCGTAATCGCTACCATCTAACTTAACTATTGTAAGTCCAATACCTGCACCTCCTGAAG